CGGTGAACACCGGGCGCCAATTCATGCTATCAAGTTCATAATCAATGCCGATTACCGGAAACGCTGGATTCACCTTACAAATGCATTCGATGATTAACTGCCCTAGGTTATCCGATTCTAGCGCTCCGTCGTATCGAATAATATTCTTAACGCGAGTTGCACCTTTATGGACGATACCCCATACAATCATTAACGAGTATGTGTAGGTATCAGCAAGCCCTTCGTTCTTATTACTCGGTAGTAATATGATGCAAGGGCAATCTTCTTCGAGCGGTGCATCAACATCGTCGTAGCCGACATACAGTTGCGCCGGCTTTCCGTATTTGTCATTGCAAAATTTAGTCAACGTTTCATCATTCGCTAGGGCTTCAGCCCAACGTTCAACGATGCGCGACAGTGGAATTGTCTGTTGCATCAAATCACCTTACCTTGTAGTTACGTCGAGACGCGGATTGTGCAGCCGGGCCATAAATAGCGTAGTCGCCTATCTTACCCTCGATATAAGGTTTAAGCTTAGGCTGTAACGCAGCTTTCATAGGGCCATACGTATGACGTGGCTGAATTTTGAACATCGATTTACCCTTAGGCAACGGTACTCCTGCGGCAAATAACTTCTTGCGCATAGGCTCCGTAATCTGCTTAGTGTATCCTTCCTCGATACGTTCACCCAATCGTTTTGCCGAATTAGATAACCACCCAACTCGGACGGATTGCTTGCCCTTGTCATATTGATATCCGACTGCATTCGATAGCTTACCGAGAGGACTGTAGCCGATTGTCCTGGCGCTAATACCCATATCGAGTAAGGCATTTCGCGATTTCGAGCCCCAGGCTTCCCGTTCTGCCCGTCCTCCGCTTTGATAAGCTTTCCGAAGTTTCGCACCAAATGCTGACTCAAATGCCGCCCTGCGAGCCGGTGCCATGAAGTTAGGATATCTACGTCCACCTGGTGCACCCGACCGGATGCCCTGCTTTATTTCTTTTTGCATCATCCATCCTGTTGACTTTAATGCCTTACGCATCCAGTCTGGTTTGGTTTCCGCGATGAAATTCAGATACGGCGTAGCTGTGTCTGTAATCGTAATAGGCTCATTACTCATTACGGTCTCACCGCCCTCACGTTATGCACGATTTCAAGGCAATACATCGTACCGTCAAAGTTAGAAATGTGGTCGACGTACCATTTTTCGCCATTGATATACACTTCGTCTTTTGATCGTGGTTCGGGAACATCCTTAGCACGCACCCAAATTTGAGCTTTATCGGCTAGTGCTTTATCGACGAACCCGGAACCCTTACCGTCATATTCACCGATTTCTACACTTGCCCTTATGGACTGACCTTTGTAATTAATCTTTTCGCCGAATACAGATAGTAACACTTTATCATCATATTTCAGCATTAGTTTTACCTCATAAAAAGTAAAGCGCCCATTTTGGGCGCTTTGTAATTATTTAAGCAGTAGGCTGTAACAACATTACTGTCACAGTTTCTTGTGTTGCAGTTTTAGGTTCTACGGCCATACCAAGAACTTTACCACCAGTTTTTACTGCTTTACCTGCTAAGAATTGAACCAAATCGCCGACAGCGTATGTATCTGCTTTATCGGCTGCTACTTTAAATACACCTGTTACTTTTACAGCACCAACTTCACCTTTAGCAATATCAGTAAGTGCAACGCCGTGGAGTTTACCAACTTCTACAATATCACCTACTTTAACTGCAGCAGTCGCAGTGAAGTTGATACGATCGGTTTCCATTACGAATTGTGTCATCATATAAGTTACCCCCTAATTATTTACCAGCATTTTTATAAAGACCACGGAAGTCAATAGCGTCAACACCAACATCGAATGCCACTTTGTATTCAATGCCGTCAACATCAAAGCCTTGACGTGTTTCAAGACGTGGAGTTTCAACACCATTCAAGTAAGTTACTTCGATAGTATCATGTTGGCTTGCATCAGCTACCAAGTACCAAGCATCTGGATCAGTTAATTCCGCATCTGCTACAACTACGAAGCGACCTTTATAAGGGTTAACTACACCGGAGTTTACACCGTCTACTGCAGCTGTAGAGTTAACGATTTGATATGCAGTTACTTCCAATTCAGGTGGCACTACCAAATATTTAGGAGTGATATTCAAGTTAGCTGCGCCAGTAATACCTTTTTGACGACGCATAGCAGTAATTGCTTTCGCAATTGCTTTTACGGATAATGCTTCGCCAGTGCCTGCTACGTTGCCGTGTTTGTTATCAAATAATGCTACGCCGTCTTGCATTTTAACTGTACCAGTTAATTGAGCATACACCATTTTATTTACTAAACGTTTCGCAGCGGAGCCGTATTTAGTAGCAATTTTGGAGAATAGACCTAAATCGTCGTTGATGATTGCTTGGCGAGTCAAGCTGAAGATTTTGCCATATGTAGCAACTTTAGTGCGTGCAGATGCTTCGCCAAATACATCTTGCGGGAATTGGCCACCTTCTGGCACTAATTCAAGGTTGCCTGCTTCAGACAATGCTACACGCGCAGCTTCTTTGAAGTCACGGTTAGAGCCTTTGCCTGCCCAGATTTGGAATGTAGTTTCAGCTTCATTAAAGCCGTTCATTACGGATTTATTGGCAAGGTTGGACATGATTGCTGGGAATGTGGATGTAGAGTTAATAGCTGCACGTGCCATTTCCATATTGTCCGCATAATTAGCTTTCAAGTCTTCGCGTTGCAACGCTTCGCGAGCTAATTCAACCATAGAATGGGAGCGCAATTCTTGCGCACCAGGTGCCGGTTCAGCTACTGGAATACCTGCCGCCATCAACACTGCGTCTTGTGCAGCCGCACGGAACTTATCGCTTTCAGCTTCGCCCATTGTTACGGATACACCTTTGTTACGTGTACGTAATTCATCCATTACCATTGCACGTGCTTCTTCAACAGATTTACCCAATACGATTGCTTCGTCAGCACCTTCTACATCGAAGTCACGGAACATAGCAGTAATTTCGGATGTACGTTTACGTTCTTGTTCCATTGCTTTTTGAAGGTCTGCTTGTGTAAGACCAGTTTCAACTGGTGCAGATTTTACTTCTTGAACTTCTAAATTTTTCTCTTGATCCATACGTGTGTTATCCTCCTGTGTGTCAATACTTGTATGAATTTCTTCAGCACTTCGTCCTACCCCTACAGTTGGGTCAGCAGGAACAGATACAATGCTGATTTCCAAAGGTTCCCAATCCGTAACTACATAAGTGTCAGGGCCCTTGAATCTGCCATTACTGGATATAGAATCTTTATCATCAAGTACTTCATATCGCTTAATGGAATACCCAACGCTTACCCCTTGTAGCGTCCCGGATTGTACCTTTTTGAAAATCATGTCGGATTTTTCGTCTTCATCGAAACGCACTAATGCTTTTCCTCGATTATCTTCAATCCAAACTTTCTCAACGTGTCCAACGACTGCATCCCGGTCGTGATTGAACAACGCTATCCCTAAACCATTATTAAAGCGCTCAAGGTTGATGCACTCTTCATCGTGGCAAAGGATTTCATCGCCGAACCAACGGCCATATGGCGTTTCGGAAGAGAAAGATAATTCTACTGTCCGACTATCGGTATCGACGTTGTCAATAGTAGATTCCCGGCAATAATTACCAAGAATGCTGCGCTTTTGATGTTCACTCATTACTAGCCATCAGCTCCTTCCTTTGTAGTGTCATCATCGCCCATCGTTAGCGGTTGCAACTCACTGGAATAATCTAGCAATACCCCCAACTCCTTAGCTTTATCTTGTTCGAGTTTCCGCTGTTCAAGGACTTCCTCCCAATCGCGTCCAGATGCTGCACATACATCTTCTAACGTTGTAAGTCCGGATTTGATTGCTTCTTTATTGGCGTTAACTTCCTTGACAGGATCAATCCAAGACCACCCTGGAGCAAGCCAAGCTACCTCTTGGTATTTGTCCTTATTCGCTAAGTAGTCTGATGGTAATTCACCTGCTAAGTAAAGAGCATCAATAAAAGCTTTCCAAATCGGCATACAGAAGTGTCTGATTACAAATTTCTGTACTTGACGGAATGTCTTTTGGTCCTCTAACAAGTTTTGCCTTGCAGCTGAGAAATTCCCAGATATATTACGCGCTACGATGTCAGCGCTCATACCAAGACCGGACGCAATACGTCTGGTCTGAGTTGCCGAATATTCGCTCGCAGTCCCTGCATTACGTTTAGGGTCTGCAAACTCAATCGATTCACCAGGGCTGAGATGCCTAACCATGCCTGGTGCCATTGTGATGTTAGGTCTACCTTTTTTATCTCGTGGTAATATCCCCGTTTGTCTTGCTGAATTTTGCGAGGTTACGAAAACGCTAAAACATGCTGCGACACGAGCCGCAATTAAGTCAGCGTCCATATATTCGTCAATATCGTGAATCCTGCGTAAGACTAACGCTAATAAACTTACGCCACGGATTTGTGAAGGTCGCTTAGGTTTAAATAATAAAAATGCTTGTTCGGTTGTTAGTCTAACCGTATCAAAAGTTCGTAAACCCATTGGGTCAGTTTGACTCACATGGTAAGCTACGGGTCTGCCGTGTTCGGTCACTTCAACGCCATTGATGATATTATTCTTACCGTTTGTAATGCTTACCGCCCCTATATTTTCAGCTTCTATTAGTTGAATAGATAGCGGTAGATACTCGCCTTGTGAGGTTTTATTTACTAGAATTTCACCATCATAGACCATTCGGCGCAAAGCCATTTCTTGCAATTCGTAAAAACTAGATATACCCCTAATGTCTGCATTTTCAGGTTCAGCCCATTTGGCCCACGCTTTCTCGATTTTCTTGTTTAGTTCACTGTTTAACTTTCCTGAACGATTTCTAACTTTCGCCTGTGGGACAATGCCTGCTCCGATTACATTTCGCAATAAAGCGATAACAGCAGATTCAGCTAAGTCACTATTCATTTCTGCAGCTCTTGCACGCCCGCGGATAATATCACGTGAACCTGTTGCAAGCTGTTCGGCCGTACCATATGCGGGTTGCCAATCACTGCTTAACCTATCCATAGATGCCGCATCATAGTGACGTAATGCATCGCGGTAGGTCTTACGCTCATACGCACGTCGTGGACTCACCAATCCGATTACTTTGTCAATAATATTCATCGTCCACCCCATGTTACGAATGCATCCGTTTGATATCCGTTTGACTCCTCATGTACACGTTGCATCAATGTTTGTTCTCGTGCGTATAGTACTGGTAAGTCAATTGTCTTGAAACGCTTACCGCCGATTTGCAATTCAGAATACCCTTTAGTTTCGATATCCTCAATCACTTGACGGACCCGTTCAAGTTGTTCATTTACATCGCTCATGGTTCACCTCCTATCTAAACCAATGCCCAGTATTGCCTATGCCCCCACCATAATCATCGTAGGTTTCAACCTCTTCGGTTTCTTCATAAGCTTCTGGTTCAATTAAATATTTAACGCCCGCAATATCTGCTACCGCAGCATTGTAGGTGCATGTATCAAGTAAGTGATTGACAGGATGGCTGGTGAGCGGTTTCCATTGCACCGTTACCGCACCTGTTTTCACATTTCTGATTTCTTGCTTTTCTTCTGATCTTAAATGATCAGAGTACTCTTGCGGACAATCTTTGTATAAATGAATCGTACTGACTTCATCTGCAGGTCTTATCATTCTTGCGAATATAAAGTCCTTCCAATAATCGGTATTTAACACATATAACTTCAATCCGCCTACGACACCCTTTTCTAAAGATGTCATAGTGTATGGGGCTGCCATCGTACTATGGTTCGAAGAGCCTTTAACCGGAATGCAAACTTCAGGGAATCTAGAACAGAATTGATATACTTCGTCCGTTCTAAAGCCTGAGTCAATGCCTGCTTTCATTACCTGTCGAGGTTCACCATACTCTGATGGATATTCACGATTAATGATTATCTCTTCTAAATCTTCCCATGTGCTTGCCTGCCCATAATCAATCAGATAAGACTTGACGCCCGGTGCGTATGCTCTTACTTCCCACCAGAAGTGATCGAGTTGTACGTCAACAGAAGCTATAAGTAGTACTGCTTTATCTGGCACAACGCCACACGGATACGAAGATTGTGTAAACTCCAGATTCTGTGTGCTTTTAGTTTTAGAACTTTTCCAAGGCTCCGCTAGCCACGAGTTGATAAAGTTCATCAATGTAGCTGGTGTGCCTTTGGAATTTTTAAACTCATAGGCAACGTCTCCGAATGTGACCCACGGTGAATATATCGACGATAAGTGATACGATACTGAGCGGACTTTACTTTGCGACTCATTTACCGCTCTCCATTCACCACTTCTTAACATTTCCATTTTGTGCTTATCATAAATACGTTCACCGCAATGTTCACATTCGTAGTACGCTGTATCACGTATCATATCCGCATTATCGTTGTGTTCATCAGGCCATTTTATCTGCTTAAACTTGAGGGTCTGCGACACACCACAATGCGGGCATGGCACGTAATATTGTCGGCGCTCATTTGCACTCATGAACGCCTGCCAAATATTACCCGACTCGACCGTAGGAGTTGACACCATCACGATTTTTTTATCGACGAACGTTTTTGTACGTTCCGTCGCCAGTTTGATTGGGTCTGCCTCCTTACCTGCAAAGGCGGGGTATTTGTCAATTTCATCGAAGAATAGATATTTGATTGAACGACTCGAAAGGCTACTTGGGGAGTTCGCCCCTACAAGCACCATGTAATTGCCATTGTTAAAATCTAACTCCAATAATTTACTGCTCTCATCGAACTTGTCACTAATCGATTTGACAGATTTAATCATAGGCTGTACACGCTTATCACTGGCAAATTTAGCGATAGTATCCGTTGGATACACCATCATGACAGGTGATGCCGTCTGGTCTAACGCATACCCTATCATATTGAGCTCGGCTTCAGTCTTACCAATTTGTGCGCCAAAGCAAAGTACAATTTTTTCAATGAGTGGATCAGTGAATCTGTCCATAGGCTCTTTGAGGTATGGAGTTCTGTGTGTCCTCCATCTCCCTGGCTCAGCTGATATATTAGTTAGTACCCTGAAATTGTCAGCCCATTCCGATACAGTGTATTTCTCAGGCGGCTTAAACGCGTCAAGTTCTTCAGGGAACCAATCAATTTTTGATTCGACCTTTGTTGACTTTGACTTCCGGCGTGTACTCGCCTTTGCGCGCGTAGCTTTCGAGGTAGTCTTCGGCAACTTCACTCACCACCCTTTCCACTGTTGCTCGTTCCTCTGGATCAGTAAATTCACTTCCTACTCTCTTACCGAGTTTAATAAGCGATGATTTTAACTCCAATACACGAGCAGACCATTCCTTGGCCACATCTGCACGAGATACATATTCGCCGTTTAATACGTCAAGCATCTTCTTTTCACGTGCAGCCCTGGATTCCTTATAATCGGCTTCGGCTATCAGTTTTCGAGTTGCTGCTGATTGGTCTTTGGATTTATCTGTTTTCGCCTGACCAAGATATACGAGTACGTCTCGAAGATTCCACCAACCTGTTGCAGCTTTCGGCATTCCTGCTTTGTGGTGCCTAGAAATGATTTCAGGGGTAACTCGTAGAAGGTCGCAGAGCTGAGCACTTGATACGAGCAAATCGCCTGCGGTATTGAATTTGACTCTCGGTTTCGTGTCAGCCATTGCGCCCCTCCTTTCTGTCTTTTACCAATCTACTTTCAACAGTAAAATTTCCCCTACACAGAGACAACTATCGCGCGGGGGCGACCAGCGGCGGTTTTTGCTCTAGGGAGTACCTTTTCCAAATTTTCATTTTCTCAATTACAATC